GGCGCTTCATTTCCGCTCGATTTTACGTATCCAGCCTTACGTGTCGTCCCTTCACCAGGGACCACAGTTCTTGACGCTCAGATGCGATTCAATAATTTTCGTAGGAGGAATTTTATTTCTCTCCTATGAAGTATTTGAGATATTGTTATCAGGTGTTTAAGTTCAAGTAGTATAAGCTGTGAATAGGTAACTTGTAACTAATCTATAGTTATTGATAATCGTTTTCATAACCTTATGTGCCTTATGTCTTCCTTTGCAGTGCTTCATCCTATACTAAGATGATCTTACATTAAAATAGTAAGGTTTGTCTTTTCTTATCATAAGATTATTAGACAATTATTATTACTAACTTATAGTTCGTCTTAGATGTTATACAAATCTTATTATCTAGGGTAAATTCTCTTTATTCTGTTTATCTTAGGACAGTTAAAAGAAGGATACCCTTAGTTAAGTATTCATATAAGTCTAAATCCTTAAGTCCTTAATATCAGTCTCAAACCTTCTTATGTCCCCGTACTTCACTAGCCATTAATATACTACTATTTGATATATTAGTTAGTCCATCAGATCTGATTTAAATAAGATTTCAATATATAGAAATTATTCTTATAAAACTTTTACTATCATACATAGGCACTGATATTATTCTCAAAATCCATGCATATGCATAGGACTAGTAGTTGATGGCAGTTGTTCATGAAGTGTAGGTGGTAATATATTGGAATCGAACATTGATATTATCTCCGCTCTATCCAGTCCCGAAGGAATAACCTCATGAATACCTGCGTAAGGAGGTAGATACAGTGGTTTGACAAGAGGGTCAACATAATTAAGCGTAGTATAATATGAATGATACATATCATAGCCTAAGTACAATCCCAATGTCAAGAGTCCAATGCTTACGGCTGCAATTATAAATGTTCTTTTTTTCGATGACATATCTCCGTCTAATTCTTCTGATGTAATAAACTCAGTAGGAATAGGATCGGTAGAAAGTTCCACGTCTAAAGACATAATAAATGCTCCAATCAGCAATAGTACAATTACTAATACTATTTTATCTACTAGATATCCAGAGATCACATAAACATTACTGCTCATATAATTGGATACTACTGATAATAATGGTTTAACTCAGTCATTGTACACTCGTATGATAGCCCTTAGGACCATTCTTATATTTAAATGACCTAATCGGTAATCTCGTGATAATATTGAAGATTTTCAATTTCATCACCAGATCCTCAATGATGCACATAAGGTCTTCCCTAAAGTTAAGCCGAAAGGATTGTATTTCAAATTCCTGTCGGACCCAATAATAGGTACTAACGCCTTATGGTATCATTTCTTTGCAATTGACTTCTCCAAACGAGAAGGTTCTCATAGTCTCACAGGGACTTCTTTGCTAGAATTTTCAGCTCAAATCACTTTAGATAATTCTTGCCAAATATTATAGACTTCCAAGAAATCTTTATGTGGTCGTTCTTCCTCACGAATTTCTCGTCACCATGTGTCTGGTATTCTTTCTTGAAGAGGATGAGAAGTGAACAATAGTTCAAGCAACAGCTCTAATTCCAATAATTCCTTATGATAAGTACCACCTTGAGGCAATTTCTCCTTTTCGTTATCTACAACAAGTCCAAAATAAGGACGTAGATCTAACTTAAGAGATCTTTTAGCCAGTGGCAACTTAAATTGAGGTCTTACTGATGTATCTTCCCCTTCCTCGGCATAAAAAGATGTTGTAGGAGCTAAGGTAGATAAAATTGAACGTTGATGAGTATCATTCCTATCTAAATCTCATGCACTTCCCTCTTGAGTATTCATAACAACTTGCGTCAAACTAGACATATCAGGACTAAGGATATTACTCCATCCTAACTGCTGTTTAGTCGCGTATCGTTCTGTTGAACCTCAGAGATTCATACCTGAGACCATGACAGGTTTCTCATGATCAAGTTTTGCTATAAATTGTCCTATACTCTTCTGATATCTTGCTTGTAATTTTTCCAAGCTTGAATATTTTTTATTCAGAAGTTCATATAATAGACATTTTATATCATACAAGGCACCTTCTGAGACAACCTCAAATGGTTTTTGTCAGCGCTCCTGAAGAAGCCACGTGACGTAAGGATAAGGATTCATGTATTTAAGATTTCTCTTATTCCATGTTCCTCTTCCTGACATTATCATATACCCAGTTCCTCAGTAGTTTCACAGATTATTAAATTCTGGTGAAGTCTCAGCAGGAATGGTCTCATCGATAAGTCTAGATCCTCCCAATGAGGATGTAGGATGACTAAGTCAAACTAAGATAACTCTTAGTCTGACACCTAAGTCAAAGTAGCTACTACTAACTGCCTTTGCTCGAGCCTTATAACCATAGCCTAGGAATGCTAAAATTTGATTAAGATTGAGAGAATATTTTCTAACAAATTCTAGAACCAATGATGTTGAAATGCTAGTAGAAATACACTCCTTTAAGGGAAGCATATTAGCTTGCGTTGAGTCTACAAAGAATTTTTTAGCGAACTCACATACAAACTTAGATTTCGCAACTATTGATTTCGCCATACCCACTCCGACACCAGTGGTACTTAATATTTGTCGGTAAGAGTTGGCAACATTCGCATCCATGATTACAATATCATCACCCAAAACTGCGTAATCTGCGAACCATGTCCTGAACCCTGCCAGGTAGGCCGCATACTGAACGATAGCATGATGTGTAAGAGCTAATAAAGCTCAAGACGACAATGCTCCCATAGGTTGCCCTACAGAATACAGTACGTTATCTGGAGTTGTAGCTGGAATCTCAGCCCCTTCCCTTAAGCTAGAAGTAATGGAAAGAGAGTAAGATCTTTTTACTAGTAGATCTCCCCAAGCCTCGGAAAATAAATAACTATCTGGACAAATATCTTTAAACAGATGTTTAATTATAATCTTCTGCAATTTTAATGGTAATCTATCTGTAGCAGCACTTAAATCCATTGACGCAAATGTAAAGCCAGTAGCCAAGTTTCCTTGGAACTTAACTTGCAACCTCGATAGTGGTTTTAACTGGTTAAATGTCCCATCATTGAAAGAAAGCTGAGATAAAATATCAAAGACGAAATCATGTAACGGAGCCATTACCCATTGAGTCCATGCATCAACCATTGCAAACACTCTCACTTTCCCAGCAGCTTCTAACTTGAATCCCAACTTTCCTAGATATCCTGTCCCTGCTAGTCGGAAACCTTTATTCTCTGAAGATAATTCTGCAACTGTAGGATTGTTCAAAGAAGGTATAAATTTTCGACGTACTTTGATAAGCTCTTTAAGTAATCATGTGTCTGGTATTGTCTCTATACTCTCATATTTCATAAAGAGAGGATTTGAGGCTACCGGAGGATGAACTTTGTTGCGATATCGAAGTACAGCTTCGAGTTCAGGGTTGTCTAGTAGTGATTTATCATCAGTTATTGCTACTAACTCAACTCTATTTACCAATGCAGGAGCTCCTAGCTGAGAAGCAAACTCTTTAAGAGATTCAAAGAGTGTCCCCATCCTTAATCACAGTCTAGCCGAAGCTATCAATGAAGAGATCGAAGTATTCACATGGAACTTCGTACTGGTTGGTCCTGATTTCAAAATTGGAAATAAAGTTGGTTGAGTCAATTTGGGTAATTTAATCTTCTTCAGAAGAAGAGGAATAAAAACCGTCCCTATAAATCTATCTCATTTAAATGAGAATCTGTCTATGTTAAGTCCCGGCTGGGTGATTGTAGATAAATTTAATTTTCCTACAAACTCCATAATTCGGAAGAATCCGAACAGGGTCATTCAAAGTTTGATTGACGGGATATGTCTATCCTTTACGATCATAACTCTGACTCCAGCGGGTATAACTCTAGGCAGTCCAGATCTTGTTCTTTTTGGCCTAACTTTTAAATCTGCAAGATCAGCAACTATATATCCTCCTACTGATTGTTGTAGAAGAACTTGGCAGGCTTTAAGGTACAACACGGCACCCTTAGTCCCACTATATTTCACTAGATTATGCAATAGAAATACAAAAGCGGCTACCTGTCTCACGACAGATTGTGAAGTACGCGGGCGGATTGCCTTAACATATTGTAATAATATATTAATCAATCCACGACCACCATTTCTAGTGATCAGACCATTAATGGTTTTTAATTTTGAATCACATAGTATTCCGATTGTTACTGGTTCCAGAGTTTTATTTCTCCTTCTTTCAGCAGCGTCAACTTTCCCTACAGACAAATTTCTTGTTGCTTTTATTGTTGTAACATTTATATTTGACACTAAAACCGGGCACTAGATTCGTTTAATCTACTTTGTTAAACTTCATGATTAGTATAATTAACATATCCGTAAATCTCCAACATTCCTTCTCATTGGAAAGGCTTGATTTGTATGATTTATTAGACATGAATTAATAACGCCCAGGATTGTTTGCCCCAGGAACCCACTTCTCAGCAGTTCGCTATTTAGATATCCACAGCTTTGATGGTAGCCTAGATTTCCAATACTAAGATTAACTAAGATTATTTTAACTTGTTGTCTTATTGGATTATAATTTGTTTCATTAAATCCTTGGTACCATTTCTTCCTTACTAATTAATTTATTTCTTATTAATCAGTAAATTTAATGTGCCATGCGACTCCCATGTTGAAGACTTCCTGCTCTACACTTTTTATCGGTAGAAATTACTAGATAGAAAGGGGGATTCCCTTAGATCAATCATCCTCGTAACTTACAGTGGCCAGTCGGAATTCAGGCTTCGTTTCTTGCATTTCTTTTATTACTAACTAATTAAACCTCTCACTTGTCTAGTTACATATGGTAAGGTGCCAATTAGGCACTTATTAACTTGTCTCGGGACTTATACTATCATAAATTCTATCTTATCCATTGTAGAATAATTAGGGATTTATATCAACTTTACCGTTTGGGTATTCCATACTTTTCCATATACAAAGGAAATATTTTTATAATCATAATCACTCTAATTAGTGATTGATCAGTATAACTGTTAGGTATTTAATAATACTATAAAATAAAAGATCTGTATTTTTCAAGTATCCGCTTAAATTCTCACCTCCAGTTGCGTCATTTGTCGTCTTTACTTATAGGAATTTTAAGGAACATTTAAATAGTAATTTTCAAATACTGGTATAGATCCTATTAATTATTCAAATAATAATTTACTATGACAAACCAGTCAAATATCTCAGCTGCCTTAATAATTGGCTCTACTATTTCTATTGCCACCCTAATTTATTTCTAAATTAGTTTACCGACCAGATACACCTGGAGTGGATGTACCCTTCGTCTCGCAGATTTTAACTTGGTGATCTGAAAGCATATTTAGTTAAGATATTTCCTAATTCATGCGTTCTTTTATATTAGAACCTAGATCACTTATAATAACAAAAGTAGAACGAGCTCTAAAGCCCGATTCTAGCAAACTTGATTTAAAAATACTTTGGTCAACTAATAGGAAAGAGAGGTGTTAGCACCCTACCCTATCTTGAGGTACGACCCTCCAAGTCTATTTCCTTAGTAAATCGCTGGCAAGCTTGCCTAAAATCATGTTTCCACGTTATTAAAAATCTTATTTACTTTGAATATACCCTAATTAGTATATCATAGTAACATCACCACTAATTTCTCTTTCCGGTCATGTGACCGGGGAGTAAGTCGCTCCTTCAGCGACCACGATTAGTGATCTGGTTAATAAGAATAGTTACGAACCCTTCTCAGTGCTCGATCCTTCTTACCACCAGCCTCTTTCTATCTTACTTGCCCATTCCTTTGTCCAGCCTTTTAAAACTGTTTTCAGAAACAAACTTTCAGTTTAATTTTAAGGGATTTATTCCTAAAATATAAAAAGAGTTAAGCTTTTCGCTCTCCAGTTCCCCTAACATTAAAGTTAGAATTTCTGAAGTTAAATTCATCAAGATGCATTGACACCTGAGTCATAAAACCCCATTTAATCCAGGGAATGTGGATTACTTGGTTCCCCCCCTTCTCCTAGTAAAATAG